TCACCGCGGAGGGCGTTGTTGACCTCGACACCGCGGAGCGCTTCCGCGTCACCCGTCGCGACGGACGATCGGTGGTCGTGCACCGGTCGCGCGCGATCGTCGTCCGCGGAGAGGAGGCGACCGACGACGGGCGCGCCGCTCGCGGCGGGTGGGACGTCCCGATTCTCGAGATCGTTTACGAGGCCCTCACGGATCTGAACGCAGCGTTCAAGGCCTCGGGGTCTCTCATGCAACGCGCGAGCGAAGGTGTCCTCACGATGAAACACCTCCTCGAGTCTCTCGCGGTGGACAAGGATCTTGTCGAGGCGCGCGCGGAGGCCCTCCGCCTCGGGCGGTCCGTGGCGAGCGTAATGCTCCTCGAGGAAGGCGAGACATACACGAACGTATCCGCATCGTTCGCTGGGATCCCGGAGGTCCTCGATCGCGTCATGTCCCGCCTGTCGGCGGACACGGGGATCCCTGTTCAGATCCTTTTCGGCGAGTCCCCCGGAGGGCTGAACGCGACGGGCGAAGCCCCGCGCGGATCGTGGGATGAGACCGTCGCAGCTTGGCGCGCGGAGGTGATCGATCCGATCGTCCGTCGCCTCCTCGAGGTTGACGGTGCGGGGGAGATCGATCACGCGTGGCCCTCCATGCGGGAGCCGTCCGATCTCGAGCGCGCGAACCTCGCGAAGCTCGAGGCGGACACGGACGCGGTTCGGATCGCCTCGGGTGTCACGACCCCGGAGGACGTCGCGGAGCTCCGCGGGATCGCGACCTCGATCCCTTCGAGCTTCGCCGATCCGTTGCCCGCGGGCGTCGACACCAAGATCGAGATCACCCCCAGCGACATCGCGACCGTTGTTCGCGTCCGCGAGGCCCGCGCGTCCGTCGGTCTCCCGCCCTTCGGGACACCGGACGACGATCTCACGCTCGCGGAATTCAAGGCGAGAAACGCGGAGACGATCGCGACGGCCGCGGCTGCGGAGGCAGGGGACGTCCCCGCCGCCGGGCCCGAGACACCCCCGCCCGCGGGCGCGCCCGTCGGGGTCGCCGATGCTGAAGGCGAAGAAGCGGAGGGTGCGATCTCCGCGCCCGCGGCGCTCGCGGCTCGGATGTCGGAGCTCGGCGCGGACCGGTGCCCGCACGGACGATCGAACCGGTGTCCCTTGTGCGGTGTCGAGCGCGAGTGGTCCGTAGAACGCGACGACACCGGATCGATCGTCTACCGCGGGGCGTGGCGTGCGACCTCAGCCTAGGGGCCTCGCGCGCCTCTCGCGGGTGTACGTTGCGCTTGTCCGGTCGTGGCCATGGGGCGACCTCGAGGACGCCTATGGATCCAACGTGGATGTCCGCGCGGACGCCTCGGAATGGATCCGATCGAAGCTCGCGCAATTCCGCGCGGAGGTTGAGACGTCGACGTCAAGCGACACCCTCCGACGAGAGATCGATCGGTCGTCCGTCGCGACGCAAGAGGGCGCAGCGTCCGAAGTCGATCGCATGCTCCGCGACCTAGGGTTACCACGACTCCCGCGGATCGATCTCTCGGACCTCGTCACGCGTCGACGCGTCGAGAAGTTCCGCCGGGAGAACCTAGCCCTGATCAAGCGTCTTGCGCGCTCGGAAGTATCCGATCTTCAGTCCCTCCTGGTGGACGCGGAGAAGCGGGGCGCGCGTGTTGAAACGGTCCGACGCGAGATCCAAGATCGCCTCGGCGTGTCGCGACGACACGCGCAGCTCCTCGCGAGGGATCAGACCTTGAAGCTCTCCGGACAGATCACCCGAGCGCGACAGACCCAAGCGGGGATCGAGAAGTACCGGTGGTCCACGTCGAAGGACGAGCGCGTACGCTCCGCGCATCGCGCGCTCGACGGGCAGATCTTCGAGTGGTCAGGTGACGGACCGGTCACGAACGTGGCAGGGGACCGGAACCACCCGGGCGGGGACTACCAATGCCGATGCGTGGCTATCCCGATCCTCTCGTGATACGCCCGATCGCATGGCTACGGTGAAGCGGGCGGACCGTTACGAGGTCCGCAAGTCGAAGATCGAACGCGTGGCGGGCGGCGGGATCCGCGTCCCTTGTCGAGCGTCCCGCGTGGGCGTCCTCGCGTACACCCTCGAGGACGGATCGACGCGGCGAGAGTACCGCCCGCCGGAGGAGGTCTTCGCCGCGGAGTCCCTCGCCACGTTCCGCGACGCACCGGTCACAGTGCAACACCCCGCGGAGGGTGAGGTGGATCCGTCCACGTGGGATTCCGTCTCCGTGGGTCACGTCTCAGGGGATGGCGTCCCGGAGGAAGATCGGTTCGTTCGTGTCGCGGTGGTCGTTCACGACGCGGAGACGATCGCGGCCGTCGAGGGGAAGGAGATCGTCGAAGTGTCGAGCGGGTACACCGCGGAGCTCGATCCGACCCCGGGGACGTCCCCCGACGGCGAGGAGTACGACGCGATCCAGCGGGGGATCCGCTACAACCACCTCGCGTTACTCCGCCCGGGACAGGGTCGCGCGGGGCCCGAAGTTCGGATCTTGCTAGATTCTAAGATCGCGGGGACGCTTCCTGTCATGGACAAGATCACGATCGATGGTGTGGAGTACGTCAAGGGCTCCCCCGAACACCTCGCCGCGGTGGAGCGCCAACGCGACGCCGCGATCAAGCGCGCGGACTCCGTGGCGGCGGAGGCGATCCGCTACGCACACCGACGCGCGGACCTCGTCGCTACGCTTCGCGCGGTGACGGGAAACCCTCGACGCCTCGACGCGTCGGACCCCGCCGCAGAGACGACCTCGAACGAATCGATCATCGCGGAGATCCTAGGCAAGAAGTTGCCGGGCCTCGACCTCTCGGGGAAGTCTCCCGAGTTCATGATGGGCGCGCTCGCGGCCGCGATGCTCGGCGGAGACGCTCCGCCCGCCCCCATGGGTGACTCGGACAAGCCTCCGCCCGCCGCGCCTCAGGAGGCGCCGAAGGACGGGGAACCCCGAAGGGACGCCCTCGACGACCTCCGCCGCGATGGGGGCCCGTCCGCTTCGGACGACCTCGCGACGGCGGCGGCCCGTGAGTACAACGAACGCCGCGCGTTCACCCTCGGCGCGCACGCGCGGAAAGGATCCTGATCATGAGCGTACCGCAAACTTCCATGTCCACCGCGTTCGTACCCGGAGTCGAAGGGCAGATCGCGGAGGGGGTCCCCTCCGAGGTGATCACTCGAGTCGTCGAAACCGCCGACGGTGTCGGCGCGGGTCGCGCGATGCGGTGGGGCACCAACCCTGCCACGCAAGCTCTCGTGTTCTCCGCGGACGCACACTCCGCGCAGATCCTCGGCGTGACGGTCCGTCTGCCGTTCTCGCGTGAGCAGTCGACGCCGGAGTTTCCTCTCGGCGCGGAGGTCTCTCTCCTCCGCCGCGGGGCGATCTGGCTGATCTGTCCCGTCGCGATCGCACCGTCGGACTTCGCAACGCTCTCGTGGATCGTCACGGGCGCGGACGCTGGACGGCTGACGAACGTTGTCGACGCGAACGATCGAGCGATCGGCGTGCGGTGCCTCCAGGGCGCTGGCGCTGGTCAGCTCGGACTCTTCTACCTGAACCTCGGAGGAACCTGAACCATGGGCGTCGTAAAACTCTTCTCTCGCGCGCAACGCGAGACCTTCGTGGGTCGCGCGCTCTCCGCGATCCGCGGGACCTCGACGCGTCAGGACGCCGTGGACACGGTGCTCTTCTCGCGAGACCTCGAGTCGATCCAGGCGGGCGTCGTCCGCGACGAATTCCCCGAGTACATCAACCGGCGGATCCTCCCGGACCCCGGTGGCGTCGCTCCCGGATCTCGCACGCATACGTGGCGTCGACTCACCCCGAGCGGCGCGGCGAAGATGATCTCGAACTACGCGACGGATTACCCGAACGTGTCCGCGGTCGGTCGCGAGATCACGACCCCGATCCGTCCGTGGGGCGCCATGTTCACCTACTCGCTTCGCGACGTCGCGGCCGCGGGTCTTGCGGGCATGTCCCCGAGCGCAGAGCTCGCGCGCACGGCACGTGACTCGATCGAGCAAGCTCGCGAGCGCGTGATGATGCTCGGAGACACCGCGACCGGGATCCCGGGCCTCCTGAACAACGCGAACGTCCCGCTCGTCGCGAGCGGCTACGTGGGCAACTGGGACGCCGGGGCGCGTACCGGTGCCGAAGTGATCCGCGACGTCCGCCGCTTCGCTGCGACGATCATGGAGCAGTCCCTCGATCGGCATCAACCCCCGTTCGTCATGGTCGTGAGCCCCGCGATCATGACGATCCTTCGTACGTTGCAGGTGTCGATCTACGACTCCCGCACGGTGGACGTGTTCCTCTCGCAGACGGACAACCTCGAGATCGTCTCGACACCCTACGCGACGCTCGCGGACGCACAGACCGACGGACCGCGGATCGTGATGTTCCGCTCCTCCCCCGAGGTCCTCCGCGCGATCGCTCCGGTGGACTACCAGGAGACGGCACCCCAACCGCGCGGGTTCAACCTCGACACCTACGTCGAGGGGGAGTTCGGCGGGGTGGTGATCCAACGCCCGCTGGCCTGCCTCTACGTGGACGGGATCTTCGACGGAGCCAACTGACCACACCGCCCTTCGGGCGTCGAAGGGCCTCGATCCGCAGCTTGGATCGGGGCCCTTCGTGCTAGGATCGAGAGATGGAAAAACGCAT